GGTACATCGCCGCGTCGGCCATGGTCAGGGCCGCATCGGCGTTCGGGGGCGTGGCCGTGAAGGTGCTGGCGCCGACCGAGGCGGTCACGGGCCAGCCGCGGTCGAGCAGGTGCTGGGCGATCTGCGAGCGGATCCGTTCGGCGGCCCCGGCGACATCGATCTGGGCGCCCGTGAGGAGGACGGCGAACTCGTCACCCCCGATCCGCGCGGCGATATCGATCCCGCGCAGGCTCGCGCGCAGGGCCACGGCCACCTCGCACAGCACGCGATCGCCGGCGGCGTGCCCGGAGCGGTCGTTGACCTGCTTGAAGCCGTCGAGGTCCAGGAACAACAGGGCGAAGGGCTCCGCGTCACGACCTTGTCGGGCGATGGCGCGCTCGATCGCCTCGATCAGGGCGTGCCGGTTGGCGAGGCCGGTGAGGAAGTCCACGCGGGCGAAATCCTGCGCCCGGTTCATCGCCCGCCGCAGCTCCAGCGTCGTCATCGCCGTGCCGGCCAGGCGGCGCAGACCCTGGCGCAGGCCGTCGCTGAGCGTGCGCGGCGCGCGGTCGATGACGCACAGGGTCCCCAGCGCCGCCCCCTCCGGGTTGATCAGGCGCGCCCCGGCGTAGAAGCGGATTCCCGGCGCGCCGGTCACCAGCGGATTGTCGACGAATCGCCTGTCGGCCAGGGCGTCGTCCACCACGAACACCTCGTCCGGGCCCACGATGGCGTGAGCGCAGAACGACCAGTCGCGCGGCGTCTCCGATGCGTCCAGGCCCACCTTGGCCTTGAACCACTGCCGATGGGAGTCCACCAGCGACACCAGGGAGATCGGCACGTCGACGAGTTGAGCCGCGAGATGGACGATGTTGTCGAACGAGGTCTCACAGACGCTGTCGAGCACCCCGTAGGACTGTAGCGCCGCCAGGCGTCGCGGTTCGTCCGACGGCAAAGGCGCGGGACTCATCGGAGTTGACGCCTCACGGCGTCAGCGGGCGGAAATCGCGTTGCTTGAAGATAAAATACGGTGAGAATGGTAGGCTTGAAGCGGGACAATGTCGTTTCTTCGAGTAAGATCACGGATCGGACAAGTATAGCCTCGCGCAACCGTCTCGCCATGGCCCACGACGCCGCACGCCGCCGCCGCCTTGCGGCCGATCAAGAGAACTCGCGATGAGGACGAATCCTGGAGCGGGCGGGGGGAATCGAACCCCCGACATTCAGCTTGGGAAGCTGAACGAAGGTGAATGCATTCAATCCCCTGCCGCCCAACTCGATCGAATCTCCGCGATTGAATTCATTGCACGTTCCGGGGCATTTCCCAACCGTCATGGCCGACAGGCACCCCCGTGAAATGACCGTGCACGAGCTGATCTGCTTGCCCGTGGTGAACGTCGTCCCCCATCCGGTGCATCGTTTTGACGGCCCGGGCGGCATATCGTGGGACGTGGGGCGCAACGGCTCGATCTGGGTGAAGACCTGGACGCCGCGCGTGCGGCCCGGGGGCGCTCGATGATCGCAGACCGCATCTGGTATTACGTACGCGGCTTCGCGGCGACGCTCGCCTTTGTCGCCGTCATGGCCGCTCTTGGCTCGTATTTCCGGGGCTACGATCGCAACCTCGATTGGTATGCATATTTTAGCCTGTACAGCAGCGACGGGGGCTATCTGGCTCGCCAGGGTCGCGACCCGGCGTTCGTTTCCTTCATCACTCTGTGCGGGGAGTTGTTCGGCGTCGAGGGCTACGACGCCTTCCGCACCGCGCTCTTCACCCTGATCCTCATCGGGGCTGCCGCGATCGGCGTGGCCATCCCCTATCGCCGGACCACGGCCGTTGTGGCCGCCACGGTTCTCGTGGCGGCATTCTGCGCGAAGTCGATCATCCAGATCCGGGAGTGCTTGGCGTTTCTCGTGGTCGTGTCGGGGAGCGTGGCGCTCGTGAAGAAGGGGCGCCTTAGTGGTCTGGTCCTCGCTGGTGTCAGCGCACTGGTCGGGCTGTCGATCCACTCCGGCTCGGCCATATTCCTCGCGACCTGGGCGATCACGATCGGGATCTATGTGCTCGTGCGCCGGCCCATCGGCGGCGTGCCCTTCGTTCTGACCGCCGCGGCTCTAGGCGTGGGCGTGCTCATCGCGATGAACATCCGTTATGAGCTGGGCTACTTCATGGACAGCCTGAGCGACGTCACGCCTCAGGGACCGATCGCGCCCGTCACTGGCGCGGCGAAATACATCAATTTCGCGGTGGAGGCCGGGGTCGTGGTCGCCATAAGGCGCCAACTGCTCGACGCTGGATCGGCGAGCGGGCGGCGCGCAACCTATGCCCTGGCAGTGAGCCTCGGCGCGATCGTCGTGCCGAGCATCTTCGCGACGGACGTCCTGCTGGTGTTTGAACCGTCGTACGCGGCGAGCCCCGTGACCGCGACCTTGGGGCGGGCGCTGGCCACAGCCATGGAGGCCTCCCTCCTTTTCATCACCCTCGCCGGGCGGGCGAACTGGTTGACGTTCGGCGCTGCCGTGTTTGTCCTGGCGGGACAGCTGCGCGCGCTGGCCCAGGGGGCTGGTCTCGTCCAATAGGGCGCGCGTCGCTGCGCCTGCTACTGGCCTGAAATTTCCTGTGATATGCCAGCAGCGCTGCCGTAGGATGTCTCAGATGGGCGGAGGAGCTGCGCGCCGTCGCAGACGTGGGACCAGGGCTTCGTCGCCTTCGGTGCGGACGAGCGCCGCTCCGACTCAGGCCCGTGTCAAGACGGCGTCGGATCGATCCGCCGTCGCGCCCCGCGAGGACGGCCTCGCCATGCTCCGCAAGAAGGGTCGCCTCACGGCCGGCCAGGCGTGGGCGGGGCGAACCTACGGCGCCCTGGTCAGAACCGCGGCCCTGAGCGACGGCGCATCCCTCAAGAGCTTCCTGGATCTTCGGCCGGCCGGCGGCGGCGGCGGCGGCGGGCTGCCGCCCGGAGATCTCGGCGGGACAGAATGGGTGATCGAGTGCCGCCGGCGGCTGGCCCGGGCCCAGGCCGCACTGTCGTGGCACAGTGGGATGATCGCCTCCCTGGGCCTGATCTGCGGCCAGGGCCTGCATCCGCGGGAGATCACCACCGTCCAGCGCGAGACCGAGCAGATCGAGACGGCGCTGCGTTTGGCGCTCGACATCCTCCGCACCCACTGGGCGCAGGAGGGCTTCGGCGGCGTGGGCGACTGGCATTAATTTCCTGTTGACAATTATCTAAACTGAGGGCCTCCTCGCCCCAGACCTCAGAGGTGCGCTCCGGCGCGCCCTGCCAGCCCCGCCGGCGCCGCCGCGGGGCTTTTTCATGCCCCCCCTCGAGATCGCCATGACGCCAGAGGTGCAAGCCAAGGTGTGCGAGCGCGCGCGGCTCGCGGGCCTCGAAGTGCCCGTGTCGGCGTTGTCCGACGAGCCGCCGCGCCGGCGGCGTCCTGCGCAGGCCGCCGCTGTCCGCCACCAACCGACACGCCCGGCGCCTGCTGGGCAAGGCTGAACGCTGCGCCAGGCGCGGCACTGTCCCACCGGCGGGCGTGCGCGCCAGGCTCGGCCGCGTGGGAATCATCGTGCGTGCCCGACCCGCCGTCGAGGCGACCCGGCGCGCCTGAGTCACCCTGCCGGTCGTGTCCGATAGTCCGTCTTATCGGACATTTCGGCTGACCTCTAAGCTACTGATCCTGGTGAGGAACATGGGTCCATGCACTCGTCTCCGCAGCCAGGATCGCCCGTTCCCGGCGGCGAGTGCATCGAGGCACGGCCGGGGTTGCCCGTCCGCCCAGCGAGCGCCGGCGGCGAGGTGCAAGGGCTCGCCGCGGCGGCGCTCGCTTATGCCGAGGCCGCCAGGCCTCCGGCGACGCGGCGAGCCTACACTTCGGCGTGGCGCGTCTTCTGCACCTGGTGCGAGGCGCACGGGCAATCATCGCTGCCGGCGTCCGCCGGCGCCGTCGCCCTCTACCTCGTCGACCGCGCCGAGCGCCTGGCGGTGTCGAGCCTGATGGTCCATCGCGCCGCGATCGACGCCGCCCACCGCGATGCGGACCTGGCGCGGCCCGATTCGGCGGCGCTCCGGAAGGTCTGGGCCGGGATCCGCCGCACGCGCGGTCGGCCGCCGGCGAAGAAGCGGGCGATCGGCAGCGCCGACCTCCGCCGCGCCCTGAAGAAATCCCCGCCGGGACTGCGCGGCGCACGCGACAGGGCGATCGTCCTCGTGGGTTTCGCCAGCGCTCTGCGGCGATCGGAGCTAGCGGCGATGGCGCTCGACGTCGGCGGCGAGACCGCAGTTATCCGCGCGCGGTTCGTGCCAGAGGGCCTGGAAATTGCGGTCGACCGCGGCAAGGGCGACCAGCTGGGGCGCGGCGCGATCGTCGCGGTGCCGTTCGGCCGCCACGGCGACACCTGCCCGGTCCGCGCGCTGCAGTCGTGGCTGGCCGCCGCGGGAATCGCGAGAGGGCCCGTGTTCCGCGGCGTGTCGCGCTCGGGGAAGTTGGGCGAGGGGCCGATCAACGATCGCACCGTCGCCCGCGTCGTGAAGGAGACGGCGCTGCGGGCGGGGCTCGATCCCGTCGCCTTCGCGGGCCACTCCCTGCGCCGGGGCATGATCACCGAGGCCGCGGCCGCCGGCGGCGACCATGAGGCCATCCAGGCGCACGCACGCCACGCCCGCTGGGACACCACGCGGGGCTACATCGAGGCGGCCGAGCGTTTCGGCCGCAAGAACGCGGCCCGCAGGACGGGCCTGTGACCCGCAAGCCGATCAATCAGGCCCCCAAGCCCGGGCGCCTGCATCGGCCTCTCGCCGAGCTGTTCGACGGCTCGGTCAGCCACGTGGAGATCGTCGAGGCGCTGGCGCTCCGGGCCGAGAGCCTGGGCCGCTCGCGCATCGAGCCGGAGACCTTCCATGCCGAAAAATCCGAACTCGCCACCGGCCTCCGACGCCTCGCCGGACGGATGCGAGGAGACGCCCGAGTCGAGCCCAGCACCGTCTGGCGGGCCGACGTCGGCCGAGGCGCAGGATTCTCAGGGGGCGAGAGAGGGCCCCGAAAGGGCTGAGCCCGTCGCGGGCCGCCATCAGATTCCGGTCAAGGAGATCGACGGCAAGCGCTATGTGCTCAACGCCGCCGGCGGCTGGACGCCCGAGGAGAGCGTCAAGGAGCAGCACGTGCTCGAGGACCAGATCGTCCGCGGCCTGATCGCCGAGGCGCTCGAGCTGTCGGCGCGACTGTCGGCGTTCCGCGCCCGGTGCTTCGAGGAGGTGGTGATCCTCAACGCTCTGCTCGCCGACCAGTACGGGGCGAAGGGCCGCGGTGCGAAGGGCAACCAGACGCTGGCGACGTACGACGGCCTCGCGCGCCTGCAGGTCCAGGTCGCCGACCTGATCACCTTCGGACCGGAACTGCAGACTGCAAAGGCGCTGATCGACGAATGCCTGAATGAGTGGGTGGCCGGCAGTCCCGTCCAGCTACAGGCTGTCGTCGACTACGCGTTTCAGGTCGATAAGGAGGGCCAGATCAACAAGGGCCGCCTCCTCGGACTACGGCGCATGAAGGTCGACGATCCGCGCTGGGCCCGCGCCATGGAGGCGATCGCCGACAGCATCCGCGTCACGGGCTCCAAGCAGTACGTGCGCTTCCACCGCCGCGTGACGCACCTGGCCGGCTGGAGCCACGTGAGCCTCGATCTCGCCACGGCCTGACGATGGCCAGGCCGACGATCTATTCGCAGGCGATCGCCGACCAGATCTGCGAGCGCCTGATCGAGGGGGAGTCGCTGCGGCGAATCGGCAAGCGCGTGGGCATGCCGAGTGCGTCGACGGTCGTGAGGTGGCTGGCGACCAACGACGACTTTCGCGCGCAGTACGCGCTCGCGCGCGAGGCGCAGGCCGACACCCTGGCCGACGAGGCGGTCTTCATCGCCGACACGCCGAAGACCGGCAAGGTGGCGCGCACCAAGACCCACACCGTGTCCGTCGAGGTCGACGGTGCGGTCACGTCCACCACGACCACGGAGACCGCGAGCACTGTGGGCGACATGCTCGGCCACCGCCGACTCCAGGTCGATGCGAGGCGTTGGTACGCGGCCAAGCTCAACCCGAAGAAGTACGGCGACAAGCTGGAGCTCGGCGGCCAGGTGGGCCTGAAGCAGATCCTGCCTGATCCGCTCAGCGAGGACGAATGGCTGGAGCAGCACGCCCCGAAGTAGCGTGGTCGCCTCAGGCAGGGCCGCAGCATGCGTTCGTTCGCTGCCCGATCGACGAGGTTGTCTACGGCGGCGCGCGCGGAGGGGGAAAGACGGACGCCGTCCTGGGGGACTGGGCCCTGCACTCGGGGAAGTATGGGGACGACGCGAGCGGCCTGCTCGTGCGGCGATCGCTCACGGCTCTGCGTCCGACAATCGAGCGGGCCAAGCAGATCTTCGCGCCGATCGGCGGCGAGTGGGTAGAGGGGCGCAAGGAATTTCGGATGCGAGGCGGCGCGATCCTGCGCTGCCAGTTCCTGGACCGCGACGACGACGCGGACAACTATCAGGGCCACGCGTACACCCGAGTCTACGTCGAGGAGCTGACGCAGTTCCGATCGCCGGCGCCGGTGGACAAGCTCAAGGCGACGCTGCGCAGCGGCGCCGGCGTCCCGTCGGGCTTTCGCGCCACGTGCAATCCCGGCGGCCCCGGTCATAACTGGGTGAAGGCCCGATACATCAATCCGGGCCCCTGGAAGATCGTGTGGGAGGACTTCCGGAGCCCGTTCGACGGCTCGGTCGTGCGGATGTCGCGGGTGTTCATACCGGCCCGGCTGTCGGACAACCCGAAGTTGCTCAAGAACGACCCCGGGTATGTCGGGCGCCTCTATCAGGCCGGCAGCGAAGCGCTGGTGAAAGCCTGGCTCGAGGGCGACTGGGACGCGATCGAGGGCGCCTTCTTCGACAAATGGTCGGGGCGGAACGTCATCCGACCCTTCGCCGTCCCTCAGGGCTGGACGCGGATCCGCTCGTTGGACTGGGGTTACGCGGCGCCGTTCAGCGTGGGCTGGTGGGCGATCGCGACCGATCCGACGCCGGCGCAGAGCAATGTGGGGCCCTTGATCATCCCGCGCGGGGCCATGGTGCGCTACCGGGAATGGTACGGCTGCACGGGCAAGCCCAACGAGGGGATCCGGCTCGAGGCGGATGCGGTCGCCGCACGGATCCTCGAGCTCGAGCGCGGCGAGACCATTCAGAACGCCGTGGCCGACCCCGCGATCTTCGCCACCCAGGGTGGGCCGTCGATCGGCGAACGGCTGCGGGCCGCCGGCGTGTGGTTCCGCGCAGCGGATAACACTCGGGTCGCGAAGCAGGGCGCGCTCTCGGGCTGGGATCAGGTGCGCGCGCGGATTGCGGGCCAGGGCGACGGGCCGATGCTCTACGTCTTCGACACCTGCCGCGACTTCGTCCGCACTGTGCCTGTCCTCCAGCACGACCCGCAGCGCGCTGAGGACCTGGACACCTCTGCCGAGGACCACGTGGCCGACGAGACCCGCTACGCCTGCCTTTCGCGGCCCCTGGCCGCCGCACAGGCGGTCAAGCCCCGCAACCCGAGCGACCTCAACAGCTGGGGCCGCCCTGCCGCTCTCCCCACGGACTGGAAGACCGCCTGAGATGGAAATCCACCTGAACATTCCTAGCTGGGCGCTTTGGATCGCCGGCATAGTCGGCGCCGTCGCCGTGCTCGTCGGCGGGTTGTGGGGCTTGGTCCTTCTGATCGCGAGCGGCGACAGCGACCAGTGACGCCTGTGCGGTCGAGCGCCTTGGCGGCCGTCGAGCATGACGGCGCCCGGGTGCTCAAGGTCGAGTTCCACAGCGGTGTGGTGCGCGCCTATCACGGCGTGACGCGCCGCGCGTACGACGAGCTCATGAAGGCGCCGTCGATCGGGCGGCACTTCACCACGCGGATCCGCGACTCCTACCCCTCGACGGCGGTGCGCTGATTATGGCTCGCGGCGGTCGCTCGGCGTTCGACGACGGCCGCGGCCGTCGCAGCTATGCTCAGCGCCAGCGCCAGCCGGGGCCGGCGCCCGGTGACGATCAGGACCCCGACGATGCATCGCCGGCGACGGCGACGCCGGCGGGGCCGAAGCCCGGCCGCAGCGGTGGCGCGGCGGCCGATCCGGACGCCGCCGGGGGCGTGGCGGGCTCGCCCTCGGAGTCGGCCGCGACCGAGCTACCGGATCTCATGCGCCTCAAGCGCTATTTCACCGAGCACGAGCAGCTCACCTACGAGGCCAGGCGCAACAGCCTCACGGCGATCGACTACTACGACACCGATCAGTACACGCGCGAGGAGCTGGCCAGGCTGCGCGAGCGTGGGCAGCCGGCGATCGTGATCAACCGGATCAAACCGGCGATCAACGGCATCATCGGGGTCACCGAGAAGGGCCGCAGCGACCCGAAGGCCTGGCCGCGCAACCCGCAGGACGTGGACGCCTCGGACGTCGCGACGGACGTCCTGCGCTACATCGCCGACTTCAACCGGTTCAAGCGCACCAAGCAGGACGTGTTCCGCGACATGCTTGTCCCTGGGACGGGCGCGGCCCTGATCGGCGTGGACGACGATCACCAGGTCACGATCACCCAGATCCGGTGGGAGGAGTTCTTCTACGACCCGCGCGCCAGGCGGCAGGACTTCAAGGACGCGCGCTATCTGGGCATAGCCAAATGGATGTACGCCGACGACGTCGCCGGCATGTACCCGGCCATGGCGGCGCAGATCGAGGCGAGCGTCCAGGCCGCCGGCGGCGCGGGCATGATGATCCCGGACGAGAGCTTCCAGGATCGCCCGCTGCAGGGACCCGGCACGGGCGGCGCCTGGGTGGATCCCCGGCTGCGCCGCCTCCTGGTGGTGGAGATGTACTGGCGCGAGGCGGGAAGCTGGAGCCGCTCGGTGTTCACCGGCACGAACGTGCTCGAGCACGGGCCCAGCCCCTACAACGACCACAAGGGGCGTCCCGACTGTCCGATCGAGGCCATGAGCGCCTACGTCCGCAGGGACAACGGCCGCTATGGCGCAGCCTGGGACATGATCGGCCCGCAGGACGAGGTGAACAAGCGGCGGTCCAAGAGCCTGCACCTGCTGAGCGTCGCACGCGTGGAGGCCAAGGATCCGCAGGCGATCAACGTGGACGCCGACGTCGTGCGCCGGGAGGCTGCGCGCCCCGACGGCGTCCTGCCGCTCGGCTGGGGCATCAGCCCCAACGCGGCCGAGTTCCAGGGCAACATGGAGCTCATGGCCGAGGCCAAGTCCGAGATCGAGCGGATGGGCCCCAACCCGGCGATCCTGGGCCGCAACGAGCAGGACGCCAGCGGGCGCGCGTTGCTGGCCCGCCAGCAGTCCGGCCTGGTGGAGCTGGCCAACCTCTACGGCGCGCTCGAGGACTTCGAGCTGCGCGTCTATCGCCAGTGCTGGGGCCGCGCGAAGCAGTTCTGGCGCGCGCCTCAGTTCATCCGCGTCACGGACGACGAGAACAGCCCCAAGTTCGTCGGGCTGAACATGCCGATCGCCCACCCCGCGACGGGCGAGGTCCTCGGCTACAAGAACGCCGTCGCGGAGATGGACGTCGACATCGAGATCGACGCGCAGCAGGACGTGGGCAACCTGCAGGCGGAGGCCTTCTCCGAGATCCTGGATCTCGTGAAGCTCTCGCCGGTCTACCAGCAGCAGGTGAGCCTCAAGCAGCTGATCCTGCTCTCGCCGATCCAGCACAAACGCAGCGTGATCGACACGATCGACGAGGCCAGCCAGGCGCAGCAGGCGGCCGAGGCCCAGAAGCAGCAGCTGGGCCAGGCGCATGCCGTCGCCCAGATCGAGAAGACGAAGTCGGAGACCCAGCGGAACACGGCGGAGGGCACGGCGAAGATGCTCAACGCCCTCAGCGAGGCGCACGCCGTGCACGCCGAGCACGCGGCCGCCGGCTTCGAGGCGGGCGTCGGGCAGGCGAACGCCGACCAGGCCCAGGCCGTGGCGCAACAGCAGATGGCCGCGGCTGCCCAGCAGCAAGCCCCGGCCGCCGGCTCGCCTGACGCCGGCGCGCAACCTCCAACGCCCGTCCCGGGCGCTCCCTAGCCGGTCCGCCGGCGAAGCCAAGGACCCTGAATGGACAACCCCATCACCCCGACCGTGGGTCGCGTCGTGCTGTTCCGCCAGATCGGCGAGGCCGACCAGGTTCCCGCTCTGATCACACGCGTGTGGAGCAACAGCTGCGTCAACCTGCAGGTCTTGCCGGATGCTGCGCCGGGCTACTTCGAGACCAGCGTGGCGTATTGGGACGGCGAGTACGCCGGCTCGGCGCGCACCTGGTGCTGGATGCCCTACCAGAAGGCCGTCGCCTCGGGCGCGGGCGCGCCGAACTTACACGCCGTTCCCGATAAGGCACCCGGGCCGCAGCCGACTTCTGCGCCCGTGGAGACCTATCGCGAGCTCACCGAGCACAAGGTCAATCCCGCCAACGACCTCATCAAGGTCAGCGTGCTCGACCCGCCAGGGTCGGGCGGCGCCCAGCACTGGTACATGGTGACGCTGCCGGAGTGGACGCGATCTCCTGACGGATCGGCCGCGAAAGGCGTCTGGGACATCCGGTTCCAGAACGGGCCGATCGCCGAGGCGGGCGTCAACGGCCTCACACACGAGGTGCTCTTGGCGATCCTCGCCGACCGCCTGCGGGCATTTCAGGCGGGGTCTTTTGCCTGCCACGAAAACGGCCGCGCGCTGGCCGCCGTCGAAGACGCGATGCGCTGGCTTCGCGAGCGCACGCGCGGTCGTGAAGCTCGCGGCGTCGAGGGCACGCACAAGCTCTAACCTTACCGACCCGCCGCCGGGTGGTCTTGCGACCGACGGGCGCCCGCGAGGGACCGGGCCATCAGCCCCGTGAGCTGATCTCCGCCGCCGGGAGGGCATCCGCCCCGGGCGAACCAGGCCGCCGCTGTACGGGCGAGGGAATCTCATGGACGATGACGCACTCGCCTCGCTGATCAGCGAGGCCGACTCCACGGCTGCGCCTGAGGGCGAGGCCCCGGCAGCTGCTCCCGCGCCTCAGGGCTCCGAAGGCCCTGCGCGGGGCGCTGACGGCCGTTTTGCGCCGCGGGCTCAGGACGGCGGCGCTCCGGCGCAACCGGCTCCCGCGGCTCCGGCAGCGCCACCAGCAGCCGCTACGGCGGCTCCGGCCCCTGCAGCGCCGCCGGCGGCGCCGCCCGAGCCGGGCCACATCCCGATCACGGCCCTCCTCGAGGAGCGCGAGAAGCGCCAGGCCGCCGAGAGGCGCGCCCAGGAGCTTCAGGCGCGTGTTGCTCCCCCGGCGCCTCCCACGGAAGCCCAACGGATCGAAGCGGCGCTTCGCCAGCAGGCCTTCGACATCTCGAGGCGGTTCGCCGAGCAGGCGCACACGCCCGAGGTGGTGGCCCAGGCGCATGAGTGGGCGGTGGCCAAGTGCGATGCGGACCCGGCGTTCAACGCGCGGATGCATCAGTCCAGAGACCCCTACGGGGACGCGATCAAGGCGTGGCGCCAGGAGCAGCTGCTCCAGGCCGTCAGCCCTGACGACCTCGACGACTACAAGGCGTGGAAGGCCTCACGGGCCGCCCAGGCGGCGGGGGGCGCTCCGGCGCCCGCCGGCCAGCCAGCGCCTGCGCAGCAACCGGCCCTCAGCCCTCCGCCTCCGCCCAGGTCGCTCGCCAACGCCCCGAACGCGGGCGGCGGCGCTCAGGCGGAGATCGCGGTCGGGCCGGGCGCCGCCTTCGCCTCGACCATCGGAAACCACCGTCGTTAACCGCCCCGCACGGGACTCCCGGCGGCGCACGAACCCCTAGGAGCTCCCGGCCATGGCCGAAACCATTCTCTCCACCGCGCTCGAGCGTCAGATCTGGATCACCAAGTACTTCCAGGAGTACGTCCGGACCTCGCGCTTCATGCCCTACATGTCGAACGCCGACATCAACAAGGGCGGGATCATCCTCACCAAGTTCCAGCGCGAGGACGAGGCCTTCCGCACCATCAACATCCCCTTCATCGGCCGGCTGAAGTCCGCCGGCGTCACCGGCGCGAGCGTGCTGGATGGCGCGGAAGAAGAACTCACCAACTTCAACTGCCCCATTACCATCGACTGGCGGCGCAACGCCGTCCGCCTGCCCAAGTCCACCACCTTCCGCACCGAGGTGAACCTCTGGGATGCCGCGAAGGATGCCCTGATGGTGTGGGAGAGCGAGAAGCTGCGCGACGACATCATCAAGGCGCTGTGCATGGTGGTGACCGATACCGCGGGCACCATCGCCTACTATGACGCCGCGACCGTGGCCCAGCAGAACACCTGGTGCGCCAACAACGTCGACAGGGTGCTGTTCGGTTCGAACGTCTCGAACTACTCGGCGACCTTCGCGACCGCGATGGGCAATATCGCGACCAGCCAGATCGCGTCCTCGGGCATGGTGTCCAAGGCGAAGCGGATTGCCAAGCAGGCCGACCCGCACATCCGGCCCTATCGCGTCGAAGACGGCGACGGGCGGGAATACTATGTGCTGTTCAGCGGCTCGCGGACCTTCCGTGACCTGAAGGCCGACACCAACATCGTCAACGCCAACTCCAACGCCCGAGCCCGCGAGGGCATGGGCATGGAGAAGAACCCGATCTTCCAGGACGGCGACCTGTTGTGGGACGGCGTGATCATCCGGGAGATCCCGGAGATCGACAACTACTGCATCGGGATCGCCAACCCCAACGGCGGCACGGCCTTCACCGGTGTGGGCGGCTCGAGCGGGGACGTGCTCCCGATGTTCCTGTGCGGCGGCGGCGCCGTGGGCTTGGCCTGGGGCCAGGAGCCGACGCCGCGCACCGACATGATCAAGGACTACGGGTTCAGGCCCGGCGTCGCCATCGAGGAGCTCCTGGGCGTCAAGAAGCTGAGCTTCAACGGCTACCAGAACGGCATGGTGACCGTCTTCGCCGCGGCCTCGGCCGACAGCTGACCCCCTGACTGAGCGGCCGGCGGCCTTCGCGTCGCCGGCCATCCTCCCCACCCTTTCCTGAAAGGAGCGGATCGCCATGTCGACCGCCTACACCACTGCCCTTTTCAACTCGAAGGTCGGGTCTTCGTCCGGCCACGGCCTGAGCCGCATGCACACCTCGCTGCATGCGATCAGCGGCTCGATCTCGACCTGGGCGGCGAACGACACGATCGCCGTAGGGTATCTCCCCCGCCAGGCGATCGTCACCAACGTGATCCTGAAGGCCGCGAGCCAGCTGGACAGCAACGGCTCGCCGACCCTGGCGATCGACGTCGGGATCGTGGGGACCGCTCAGCTATTCAAGGCTGCGGTGACCACGGTCGGCCGCGCGTCCGGGGCGTCCGTCGACACGACGAACACTGCCACCGGCTACCTCTGGCAGAATACCACCGGCGCCGACGTCGAAGTGCTCATCACCGTGCACACCGCCGCCGCGACGGCCGTCGCCGGGACCCTGGAACTCGACATCGAATACTATGTCGAGGACGCCACCGCGACGAACCCCTGAGGGGCGTGCGCCGTGTCGATAGAGGTGGTCCGCAGGCCGCGGACGCCCGACCACTGGCTGCAGATGGCCACCACGGCGCTCGTGCTCCTGGTGGTCGCTCTGCTGACCTGGTTCGGCAACGAACTGGTTGGGATGCGTGACGACATCCACACCCTCAAGGACCAGCTGCCCGAGGTCCGCGCCGAGATCGCGGACGTGCGGACGACGCAGGGCGACCGGATCTCGCGCCTCGAGCGCCTGGTCGACCATCTGGACGCCGATGCGCGGCGCGACGTGGAGCGCAACCGATGACTGCCAATCCCCCCACGCCCGACCCGCACGGCCACCTGGCTCAGGTCGAACCCGACCTGGTGCGGCTCGTCCACGGCGCCTTCGCCCACGCCCCGCACTTTGAGGTGGTCCAGGGGATCCGCACGCCGGCGCAGGAGCGGGGGTGCGTGGCCAGCGGCCACAGCGAGACCATGCACTCCCGCCACCTGCCCGACGCGCACGGCCTGGCCGCGGCCATCGACTTCGCCGCGCTGAAACCGGACGGCGAGATCGACTGGGCGCCGGGGCGCCAGCGCCTCGTCTACGGCGCCATCGAGGACGGCTTCGCCGCCGCCTCGCGCGAGACCGGGGTGCCGTTCGAGTGGGGCGGCGACTGGGTCACCCTCCCCGACTTCGGCCACATCCAGCTGCCGTGGAAGTCCTACCCCTGAAGGAGCCGATCCATGTCTGACGTTTCCACTGGCCCGGCGGCGCCCGGGCCGATCCAGCTGGGCACCCTGGATCTCGCCCGCTCCGTGCTCATGGCGCTGGGCAGCAGCGGCGTGGTCGCCGCGGTGTTCACCCCGCAGCAGTGGCTCGCCGTCGTCGGCGGCCTTCTGGCGGTCGGCTCTGCGGTGTGGAGCTACATCGCCGCGCACCCCTCGAAGGTGAACCCCTTGCAGGCCGTCGAGCGCCTGGTGCGCGCCGGCGGCCAGTCCGCACAGTGGGACGCCGCGATCGCGCGCCTCGAGCCGCTGCTGGTGGCGATGGCTGAGAGGGGCGCGAGGGCCGCGATCCACGCCCGGGCGGGGATCCTGGCGGGGCCGCTCGATGCGGTGGCCGACAAGGCGATCCAGACGGGGGCCGACACGGCCGCCGGCCACCTCAAGATCTCCTGAGGATTCGATCATGAACGAACTCACCAACGGCCTCGGCGCCCTGGCCAAGGCCGGCGGCGCCGCGATCGGCGCGGCGCCCTCGAGCGAGCCCGTGGGCGAGCAGCTGGCGGTCGCTGGCCTCAACGTGGGCGTGGCGATCGCCGCGCCCGGCGTCGGCCGGCTGTTCACACCCGTGATAGACGGCGTGGCCGAGGCCCTGATCGGGTTCGCACTCAAGCGCCACTCCCACCCCGCCGTGGCGATCGCCAAGGCGTCCACCAAGGTCTCGCCGGCGCCTCCCGCCGGCGTCGAGGCCGCGATCTGAAAGGCACCCCCATGTCCTGGTTTTCCGAGTATATCGGTGATCCGTTGAAGGCCCTGCTGGCCAAGGCCGCCGCCAGCGCCGACGCCGATCTCAAGGCGCTTGCCGGCAAGGTTGCCGCTACGCTCCCGGCCGCGCCGATCTCCGCCTCGGCCGAGACGCAGTTCGAGACCGACCTCACCACGGCGGCCGACAAGCTGATCACCTCGGCCGTGGGCTCTGTCCCCGTGGTCGGCGCGGCGCTTGCGCCCACAGCTGTGGCCGACGGCAATGCGGCGATCGACTACATGGTCGAAAAGGGCGCCGCGGCCCTGAACAGCCTCGCCGCCGCGGCGAAGGCCAAGCTGGCGGCTCTCGCCGCCCCGGCCGCCTCGGCCGCCACGACCGGCATCGAGCCCGGCGGCGTGGGCGCGTCGGGAGCGGCCGGCTGATGGGCCGTCTCAAGTTCGCGGCGGCCGGCCACAAGGGCCAGGTCTGCGAGGTGTTCGGGCGGGAATTTCCGCACGGCGCCTGGGTCGACGCCGATGGCATGGATCTCGAGCATGCGCGCACCCTCGCCCGCAACCCCGCGTTCGAGGCCGAGGACATCGACCTCGAGGATCCCGCGCCCGACCCGGAGCCGGTAAAGACGACGCGGACCCGCAAGGCGAAGTCCACGTCTGACCAAACCCCGGTTACGTCAGACACGGGCGCGGAAGGCGGCGGCCCGCCGGCGCCCTGATGTCCACCGTGCGCGCGGCCCTCAAGCAGGCCATGCGTCTGCTGAAGGCCATCGCGCCGGGCGACGATCCCACGGCGGACGAGCTGCAGGTGGGCCTCGAGGCGGCGCAGGAGCTGGTGCTCGAGATCCACGAGGCCCGCGGGCCGATGCTGGACATCGACGTCACGGCGGACATCACGCCGGGGGAGAACCAGCGCCTGCGCATCCAGGCCGGGGCCACGGTGGACGTGACCCTGCCCAACTCCATTTCGATCGTCGGGACCTATGATCCCTATGACTACGGGTTCCA